ATGCTATTAGAGGATGCGTTTATGGAATATGAGTATCACTGTCTTGCACGAAATTATACAAAGAAAACTATGATTAATAAACGTCAAGAATATAAGCAACTCAAAGCTTTTTTAGTTGAGAAGAGAGGTATAACAGAGCTTACATCGATTCACCAAGCAGACATGAAAGCCTATTTAAGATATAAGCAAAATTCAGGGTTAAAACCCCAGTCTATTCAAAGTATGGCTAAACAAGTTAAGGCATTTTTTAACTGGTGTGTTAATGAAGAATATTTAGTTAAGAGTCCGATGGATAAAGTGGCTCTACCAAAAGTACCTAAACTTGTATTAACTGGACTAACAACAAACGAAGTCGTAAAAATGATGAACTCCTTTAAAGGCAATGATTTCTTAAATACCAGAAATTTGGCAATTTTGTGTATTATGACTGACTGCGGTTTAAGAGCGATGGAAGTTTCTGGATTGAAGGAGGTTAATGTACGTGAGACGGAAATTTTAGTTTTCGGAAAAGGGAGTAAAGAGAGATTGGTTTTTATTTCTCCAGCGTTAAAAAAGATATTAATTAAATATGAGAGAGTAAAACGTCAATATTTTAAAGGTAGGATTAAGCAAAGTGACCACTATTTTTTAGCTTATCAGGGTAAGTCAATGTCTACTGTAGCAGTTTATAACTTAGTTAAAGAGTCTTCAAAGCGTGTTGGCATAGATAGTAAGAGGGTTTCACCACATATGTTTAGGCATTATTTTGCAGTACAGAGTGTCTTATCTGGCATTGACATCTACAGTTTATCCAAACTTTTAGGACACAGTGATATAAATATAACGGAGCGATATTTGAGGAGTTTGGATAGCTCGCAATTATCAGTAAAAGCGATTTCTTCAAGTCCACTAATGAATCTACACAATGTGTACTAGCAAAATTTAAGAGGAGTGACAAATAAGTGAGTAATTTAAAACCCATAAACGAAGATTATTAGACGGAATGAAGAAGAATTTAATTCGATATTAGAAGAATACGGGAATAACCCACCCAAGCACTTACTGGAACGCTTTGGTTATATTCAAGGCTCTTTAGATTCTCTCAATACAATCAAAGAAGAGTTAGAGCTATTGATCGGTAGAGAAATAAGATAGTTACAGTTCAATTAATATTGAAATAATAAACAAATAAAAAGGACACTATGAGTGCTACCAACACTCACAATGCCCAACCGATAAATAATATCTCACTAATATTATTTTATCACAGTTACCTCAAAAAAATCCACTTCTTTGTAGGTTTATTTAAGTATGTCGAAAAATAAGACAGAGGGTAATAAGTTGGCGAGTGTCCTTTAATTAAAAGGAGACTAAAACAATGAATCCACTAATTAAATACAATCCAGATTATATTCTCTCAAATGAGCGAAATACACTACAATCATTCGCAACTCTAGATGCTCTAAATCAGTCCGTATCGGCTCACATGGACACTTTAAAGGCTTACTCATGTAAAGAATCTATTATGGCATTACTAGCGCATATTAGCTCTCACAGCGTTGTTATTTTAGGTGTCTCTTGGATGTCTAATAAAACTATGGCAGAGCATCTGAAAGTGAGCGTTAGGACTATTCAGAGGTCTATCAAGGAGTTAATCGCCTTAAAGATCATCAAAGCTTATCAGACGCAAGATATAAAGAGGAGAGGGCAAACGAGTAATACTTATGTTATTTTGCCTGTAGAGCCTCTTACAGAGCTTAAAAATGATAATATTCAGCCTAGTAGTCATGGGGTCAGTCTATCAAAACAATCTCTTAAACAACCTTTTAAAAAATCTAAAGATCTAGTAAACGTAATTAGCGATCCTTCCAATCAAAATGAAATATTTTGTTTACCAACTTATATCCCTAATCGATTCGCCATGTATGCAAAACTAATCTCTAAAAATGAATCTGACATTGTTAAACTCTATAACAAAGTCCAATTAGCATATTCTAAATGCGCCCTAGATCACTCTATAGACGCTTATTTAGACGATGTAATCAGAGTTTTGCAAGGAGTGGTTTATAAAGTCAAATACGGTAAAATCAAAAATATATTTGGATATTTATATAAAGGTGTATTAGAAACTTTTGATCGGTTATTTGATTTGGAACTGGCACAATTAAAAGAGGTGTCAAAATGAGTATAATCAAACGTTTTATCCACTTAGATATTGACCAAAAGCTAATTTTAATATGTGCAGCTGTTTTAATTGGATATCACTTAATTATGGCACTTATGTAGATAGTATAAATCTTAATAAAATAAAAAAAAGAGCTATCAAACACTCCAAAACCATTAATGGAGAATATGATAACTCTTCCTGGAGTCAAGTTACACACCTAACGCCACGCCCTTACTGAGCTTTTGTAATGTGATTATATATTAAAAAACATAAAGCTATCAATAAGTAAAAAATTCCAATAATGGTGTGAGGAATTAAAGGAATTTATTTTATGCGATTTTTATATTCCCTCCACACATTCAGCACTATTATTTCTTGGGCTATTCACTAGTGTAGACACTTCATAAGCTGACATCTTATTTTCATCATAAGGTGTGAATAATTCCTTAAGAATATGTTTATCCTCAATAGAATTGTCTAACCAAGTCTTTCTATCTTCACCATCTAATATAACAGGCATTCGATCATGTATATTACTAATGAAATGATTTGGTTTAGTGGTAATAATCGTACAAGTCACAATTTCTTGAGTATCTGTTTTCCATCTATCCCATAGTCCAGCAAATGTAAAAACATCTCCCTTATTTACCATTATTCTATAGGGTTGTTTGGTATTATCATCATTACGTTTCCATTCATAAAAACTATCCGCTGGTATTAAGCAACGTCTACGAGATAATAAACGTTTAAAAGAAGGTTTTTCATCTAAAGTTTCACCACGAGCATTGATCATCTTATAGCCAATCTTAGTGTCTTTAGCCCATGATGGAACTAAACCCCATTGTAGAAATCCTGATTTCCATTTGTTAGAGGAATCAGAAACAATAGATAATACTTTTTGAGAAGGAGCTACGTTGTAATTTGGACTAAATTCAGGAAAAGGGAGCTGTAATTGTTCTTCAAGAGATTCTTTAGGTGTGATTATTGTAAATCTTCCACACATAGTTTCACCTCGTTTTAGAATAGGGTTAGATATAATTATTTATAAGATTATAGTATGTGAGGATGAGATGCAAATTAAACAGTGTGAGTCGAATATAGGTGTGGAAAGTGTGAAAAAGCTATGTATCATAAGGGGAAAGTGGTGATAGTAGGAATGGAGAGCAAGAGTCGAAAATATGAGTCGTAATTTTAGAGGAAAAGTGGAAAAAACGTAGGTAGAATAAGGGAAAATGGAGGACATGTGTGAATTAGGTGGAGAGAATTATGAGATTACAGTAGATGGTAATCAGTATAGATTAGGAAATTATTTCTAAATCAAAACATTTTCATATTTACTCATAAGTTATTATGTGTTATCATAAGTTAACATAATTAGTTATCATGTTTCATTATAATTAATTATAAAGATGAATAAGGAGTGTAGAATATGAGAAAAAATGTATGGCTTGTCAGACCTTTACCGCATGGAACTAACCATATGGTGGATTTCTTAAATTCAGATATTATTGCTGTTGGGTATCCTGTTGGTAAAAATTTAATTAATCATAATTATTCAGATATTCGTACCCTTTTGGAACAGTTTGACTGGGAGGAAGGTGTTGGGAATGTAAATTCTTTTGTTAATGTTATGAAAAGAGGAGATATTGTCGTTGTACCAGATGATAATAAGAAAGATGTATATTTTGGAGAAATTAAATCTGAGTATGTATACGAAGAGAGTTTAGATATTGATAAAAAAGGAACTGGATATCCACATCAAAGAAGAGTTAAATGGTTTTTTGATAAAGAACCTTTAATTAGAACTGAATTACCAGAAGAATTAAAGGTATCAATGAGATACCCAGGGGCAATTGCAGATATAACAAAGCATTATAATGTTGTTAATAGTATAATTTATGGTGAAAAAGAGTTAGAGCTAAATTCTTCGTTAGAAGATAAAGCAATGAGTGTATTAGAGAAATTATTAAATAGCAATGAAGAAGAAATAAGATACAAAGCAGCTAAAACAATCTTAGAAAAACGATAAGATTATTGTCAATAATATACTAAAAAGATAACACATAAATACTTTAAAGTTAACCCTGTATCTGGATTAGCTTTAAAGTATTTTAAAAACACAAATAAACTATTGACTTTGTTAGTCTGATAGTTTAATATCAAAGCACGACTCAAAAAAATAGAGTTTTCCCTGTATTTATTTTTAACATAGGTAAAGTATACTTGGAAGTAAACTATAAGTCAACTAGAAAATATATATAATACAGATTATATATAAATTACAAATACTGGGAGGTTGAACGAACAATGGACAAACTATTGATAGGGTATTTAACTTTATTAAATGACAATAATCAAAATGAGACTGAAGCTTTATTAGAGAGTTATGAGGATTTTAGTGGACAGTGTGAGTACAAAGATGAAGATATGTTGATTAAATTATATGCTCAAGCTGAGTAATTTTATTAATTGAGAGGAGGTGAGTGAGATGTAATAGTTCAGCTGTTTGTTGCTAATGTCATTGGAAAATACAAAAAATGGAGGAATTGAATGGGGCGAATTAAACGAAAGAAAATTAGGGGTTATGATGAAATTAAAAACTATATCAAGAGTAATTTAGCTTTTGTCCAGGTAAATAACAATATATTTGACGACATATATGAGAAGGGGAAAATTACTGAAGCTGATTTGATTGTATTTGCATTTTTACAATTAATCAACCAAAATAAATTAGTTTTGTCTAAGATGGAAATTGCAAAGTATTTAAAAATGAGCGACAAACAAATTAGAACGAGTATTATTAAACTTGGTGAAATTAAATCTAAAACTAATGCGAGATACCATTGGATATATGGTGAACTTAGAGAGGTCGATGAACAAGAAGCATATTTAGTCAACAAAAAAATACACGCTGCATACAATCCAGTTGCTCAAAAAAACCAAAAGATTACACACTATTATGTTGATTTTATACCTCCAGTAAAAAGTGCTAAGTCTGGTGAAGTTAAATATCATAGCTATTTTAATGTCCATATTGATGAGTTCGATTTATTACATAATGGAATTTTAAATAGAAAAGAGTTTATAACATACTTATTTTTTAACCGTATAAACCGTGAAAAGGCAAATAAGTCTATTTACATAACGATAAGTAAATTGTCAGAGAGGTTAAATATCAAACTTAATCAAAATACACATAAATATGTCAATAAACTAATTGATCTCGATCTTATATCGGAGGTTAGACCAGCTAACTATAATTTTAAAATTGATAATGGTGAAGAGCCTTCTTCTTCCTACACTCCAATACATAACCTAGCATTAATGAATACGGTAATTGAGCGAACGTCAAAAAAGACGGCAGTAAACTTAGAAAAGACGGAAGTAGATTTTGATGATATGGAAGATGTTTTTAAAGAATTGGAAGCTGACTATTAAAAATCGGAAATGAATTATAAAAATAGGGAAATAGATTTTTATAATAAGGAAATTAATTTTATTCTTTAGGAAGTTGTTTTTTGTTTTATGGAAGAAAATTCGAAAATGAGAATTTGTATCCTTTGTGGTGTAAGGGTTTGAGTGGTGTGTGCGTTCTCTATAAGATCTTTTAGAAGATACATAATAATATACATAAGAAGACTATTTAATAATATTTATTTAGAAAATATATAAGTAGATATATAAGAAGATTCTTTAGAATCTTCTCGGCATGGATTTCTCCATACCGCTGTGCTTGACGCACAGGAAAGGGAATATTGATCATATTAAAATTGAAAATGGAGAGTGAAATATTTGGCGGAAAATTTACAGGATCAAATTTATATTTATAGTTTATCTACGGAGAGTTTTTTGAGTGATGAGGAAAGAAAGATCCATGATGAAAAGCAGACATTAGAATTAGGGATGTCATTGTATAAAGATATTCTAAATAAACTTGAATCAACTAGAGTGATTGAAGATAAGGATCTCGAAAAATATTATAAAGCTTTCTCTTTTGCTAATGTTGCTCGCTCTGCACCATTGTATAATTTTTATTTTTTTGGATTTAATGAGATGCTGGAAGAGCGAATTATTGAAGAATTAACGGCTATCAATCGGAACAAAAAACAAATTAATAAGCTGAAAAAGCAATTGTTTGAACCATACAATAATAGAATCACTAATATTGTCGCTGAATTAGATAAAATGGCTGACCAATTTGAAGGTATTCGCACGCTGAGAAATCAAGATTTAATCGAAAGTAATATAATATCACAATTTGATTCTGTTTTAACTAGAGCATTAGGAATTAATAAAGATGAGACAACAGATGATATTATTATGATTAGAGCATATCGTTATAAAATATTTGAAAAACTTGTTGTTAATGGATTTACTAATGCATCTGGTGAAAAATATTGCTACTTCACATCAAGTGCTGGAGGGATTAGAAATAAAAAGTCTGTATTTATCAAGAAGTCAGTATTGGATAAGGTTCAATCTTCTTTATTTGCTGGGTTGACTCGTGAACGTATCAATAAAAATGGCGGCATGAATCCCAATAAATATAATGCTTATACGGCACTAAGTATGACAGCGAGTGTGGAGTGGGAAGGATTCAATATTGAAAACTGTATTGTTGTGGATGATTTGGAAACTTCAGTTTTTGGAACTGTAGATTATATTGATGAAAATTATAACATTAATCGTAAAAAAAATTATCCTGTTGATATTACTCATACAGATGGTGCTGGGATATGTTTACCATCTGTGTCAAATAAAGCGATACAGATACGTTTACCGTTTTTTAAAGGTCTATTAATTCCAACACCTTTCGATAAATTTATAAATGAAAACCCTGGTGCTTCTCCAGTTGTAACTGATATATATGGTAAAGAGTGGAATGTGATAAAAGATGATATCTCTATAATTTTTACTAAAAGTCAATTTAAGGCATGGGGCTACTTTATTAATAGAGAAGATAAAGATAAAAGTTGGGATGATTACCGAACGGCATTTAATGAATTTAATTGTGAAGCTGCAATCGCAATGGAAGAAGTGGATGAAGATGGTTTTGATGATAAACTGTTATCTTATCAAGTTTTACAAACTCTAACTGATGTTTCAAATAGTGAGTTGGAATACATAGCTAGTCAGACTGTACATAACATAAATAAGTTTGGTAATGATTTGGATGTGATATTAGATGTTCTCGGGGCAAATGATGAGAATGAGCATAAAAATAGCTTCCAAGAAGCAATTGATCTATATCCTAATTTAGTAAATGATGAGCATACCAAAGAGGAAATGAAGGAAACTAGACGAGCGTTAATAAAGCGTGCCAAGAGTGGAAAGTTGTTATTGAGTGGCAATAAACGAGTATTTATTGCTCCGGATACATACGCATTTTGCGAGAAGTTGTTTTTAAATATCGACCAACCCAAAGGTTTGCTGAATGATGGAGAAGTAAGTTGTAGTTTATATGATGACGGTCAAAAATTAGACGTGCTTCGATCCCCTCACTTGTACAAGGAACACAGTATAAACGTTAATAAAGTCAATAAAGATATTAAGGAATGGTTTGTTACTAATTGTATTTATACTAGTGTAGAATCGCTCATTAGTCAGCTATTAATGTTTGATGTAGATGGAGACGAAGCGTTGATCGTGAGCGATGAAAAATGGATCAATATCGTAGAGAGGAACATTAAAGGTGTTGTGCCTTTGCAATATAGCTTAAAGAGTGCTCAACCAGATATTATCGACAATCAAATAATATTTAATAGCCTAAAATCAGCGTACGAAAAAAATATCGGTACGGTAAATAATCAAATTACTAAAGTGTGGAACTCTGGTGCAGTGGATGAAAATGCGGTTAGAGTTGTAAAATGGTTGTGCCTAGAAAGTAATGCTGTCATTGATTACGCTAAGACTTTGTGGATGCCAACAAGACCGAATGAAGTCGATAAAGAAATTAAAAAGTTTGCAAATGGTAGAGTGCCTCACTTTTTTATCAGCGCAAAAAATAAATCTAAAAAGAATGTAGCTAAAATTAATAACAGTGTAGTCAATAGACTTGAGAGGGATAAAATTATTCCACCTACCAGTAAGCATATTATCTTTAAAGATGTAGTTGGAACGTTTGATTATAGTAATCTACTATATAACAAGAGTGTAAATATTAATTCGAAGTTAGCGGTAAATATTATTGAGAAGTATGATGAATTAAACCGCAAAAAACACTGGGCAATAAAGAAAGAATCTAGGCTGCAAGGTAAAAGTATGAGGAAAGTTGAATTTAGAGTAATTAAAGATATACGCAAGCAACTTCGCCTAATAAAGAATGATGATGTTTTTATTGCAGATGTATTAGTGGAATACTTATACGAAAAGCGAAGTAAAAATAAAAACTTATTATGGGATGCGTTTGGTCATGTTATTGTGTGGAATATAAATAGAAATGTACATAATAAATTAGAATGTTTGGATTGTAAATGTGAGGTTGAGATAACAAAAGAGAGACAAATCAGATGTGAAATGTGTCAGATTAAGCGAAATAAACACCTAGATGCAGTGAGAAAACGTAAAAGTAGGCAGAGTAAAAAGCAGACAGAAAAAGTGTCCTGATGAATTTTAAAAAATAAAATGATAACACCTCAAAAAGCCTTTAAAAATGGGATAATTTTGAGGTGTTATTTTTATACGAAAATCCCCTCTAAAGGAAAGGTAATGACGTTAATAGATCATAAAGTTCGGATTTTATCTTTCTCCATCTGATATAAAAACAAAATCTAAGGAGGGTTAATTATTTTGAATCATTCCTCAGGTGAATATAAAAAAACTATTAACAAGATAGGAACGAGTAAAAAAAGAAAGCTGATTGTGACAGCGGTCAATAAGCCTAATTTAGATAAGTGCATGAAAGAATTTTGCAGATTAATAGATCGTGAAGAATTAGAGAGGAAGTAATCCTCTCTTTTTATATTTTTACAACTGCATACGATTCCGTAATTATAATTTATCACATTTTGTGCTCTATTTACAACCCCTAAAATAGATAATTTGTCTCCAATTTATAATTTACTTAATAGAACAGGTGATAGCGTTGAGAGTGATTGTAAATTGGCGAGGAGTTATCTAGCCAATAATTCCTGATTTTATCTAAATTTTTACCTCCATTTTTTGTATGGCATCTAGTTATTAAATTAGGTGTCATACGCTTTTTGTGCTTTCTGTTGGGTCTCGTCAACCCTTGTGTAGTAGCGTGAGCTATAGTTTGGGAGCTATAGCTCAAGTTTTTTTATTACACAAATAGATGAGGTTGAACAGAGCGTACAAGTATACGCTACTACCCAAAAAAGGACGTTGATAATTAATGAACCAAGGTGCAACATTAGAACGAGTATCAGCAGAGGAGCAAGCAAAAGCATTTAATGTAAAGTATAGTAAGTACCGTATTAGAAAGACGTTTATGTCGTGTGATGATATCCCTGGTGAGTACAAATTATTTTGTGAGTTGAGTAAAATTGAGCGTGAGACGAAGCGAATAAAAAATGAGGATCGTATCACTATGTGTAACATTATTATTGATGTAATTGAGCAACGTATTAATAATAATGTATTGAATTATCGAACTTGGGAGATTATGCAGCTACAGGAGTTAGTTGGTGAGATTAAAAATGATGTGATTAGATTGACTAATAAGATGCATGGTGGAGATAAAACGGCTCAGACGAAGAAGATTAGGCAGTTGGAGCGTAGATTGAGTAAGTTAGAGTTACCGATCGATAAGTATCATTGTATAAACTATCACCCATTTAGTGAGAATCGTCAATATGAGTCTCTGACTAAAAACAAATGGGTCAAAACACATGCATTTAAAACGTGGTGTGATTATTTTCCATATTTTCAAATGCCGAAAGAAGAAGAGTTAAATGTGGATTGGAGTAAACCAGTCAAAATGCATCTTGCTTATGACCATATTGCAAAATTTGATACTGCTAATTTTACAAAATCAGCTATCGATATGATAACTAGATATTACGACCATGATGATAATATTGTTCAGAAGCTAGATATTAGAACGAATAAGCATGTAATGAGCTTTAAAGACGGTAAGATTTATTTTTATTTTACTAATTGATAAATACATAATATTTTAATTTTCTATTTAAAATGATAGTAACTTTGATGGTTTGGAGTGTTAGATTAAAGGGAAAACACCTCTAGAGCTAATACGTAAATAACTAGCAAAAATACAAATCAATTATATAAAGAGGTGTTTTGATGGTTTCTAAGAAGAAATTCATAAAAAAACCAGTTGTTGTAGAAGCTTATCAAGTGACTGAAGAAATGGATATAAAAACCTTGGAAGGCACAATGAAAGCTTCTCCTGGTGATTGGATAGTTACAGGGGTTCATGGCGAAAAGTATCCAGTTAAACCAGATATTTTTGAGAAAACTTATAAACTTATTGATTAACTATTAGTTATTTAATGCTTTTTTAATTGATTCGTAAGTAAAACTCATAGCCCATTTAGCGCCAATACCATAAAGATTTTCAGGTGTTTGATATGAACTTTTAATTTTTACTGCCACCACTTTTTTACCTAATTCCACAGCTTTATTAATTTCCCATTTAACCCAATCACTATTATGTGTGTTTTCACCTACTAAACAAAGAAATACTGAACTATCAGAAATCTTACCTTTTATCACACTTTTTATATAAGTTGCATTGGTAGAGTTAATGGATACACCTACAGAAGTGTCGTCAAATTTTAAATCAAAATAACCATTATCATTCTTAGACCAAGCTACTAATAAGTTTTTATACCTTGTATCCTCAAGTGCAGAGTGATAACTAACAAATACTTTCTTTGCCATTTTATTTTCCTCCTTTTTCCTTACTATTTAAATTTGCCCAGTTTACATTTTCTTTAGAGATTATACTTTCCACTCTTTCTACAAGAGCCTTGAATGGAATTTCTGTATCGTAAACCCCGGTTTTAGTAAGGTACATGTATTTTTCATGTCTTAAAGTTTCGCAAATACTTCTGTATTCGATCCAATTCTCGTGATATTTCGATAATCCTAGCCAAGCTTCGATCCCGGTTATTGTTACACCTATAAGACTAACCAAAATTACAATAAATTTGAAATCTGGTATTAACCCTATTAACAAGGGGATTGAGGCTGATAGAATAATAACAAAAATTTTTGAGCGCTTATAAATTTTTTGTGCTACCATACTTTTACTGTCATACCAATTAATCTGGTCATCAAGTCTTTCTTGAATATATTTTTCTTCAGAAATTTTCAATTGTAATAAATTTCACCACCTGTTCAAAATATTTTAAAGATTTAATACTAATACTATTATCTTACAAAGTTCGTATAAATTGAAGGATTTTTTGGTAATTACCTAGATTATTTTACATTATATTCTATAAAACTATTAATTATCTTAATATGTAGCAGGACTTTTGTCTCTTCGTGTAGAATTAAGCGTTATGCTGGAAGAGGAGAGTGGGAAATGGACTACAATTATAACGACTTTAAAGAAGATGTTAAAAGTAGACGAGTAGCTGAGTATTCACGAGTGTTTAGCAGATTAATTAGTGAATTGGATGGGTTAATAGATAGTAATATGATCACAAATTTTTATCCGAAGAACTTATATAATGACATCGAAGAAAAAGAATTTATTTTTTTAACTGAAAATAAGGTTTTTTTAGTTAAGGCTAATTTAGAGAATCAAATTAGTATCATATCATTTGAGAAGCTTATCAATAGGATTGAATTGATATCATCTAAACATCAGAATGAGGTTGTTTTGACAGTAAACTTTAAAAGTGGAGATGTGTTGATACTTAACAGTAAAGCTGATTCGAATGAAAATTGGGTGTACGAATACTCAGGTGCAATAAGAGAATTTTACAGAGAGTTAATTAAATAATTTTAGCGGTCACTCGATTGAGTGGCTTTTTTATTTCTCTAAATCAGGAAGAATAGGATGATAAATAAAATCTTTAGAGGATAATGCAACTTAACCACGAATATATACGTATATAAATAGTAAAATACGGTAAAAGGTGGGTCTAAATATGAGTGAAAAAACAATTATGGCATTCGAAAATCATTTGTTTGGTATTAAGGGAAAAAAAGCTGGATTTTTAAATATACCGAAAGAGTATTATGAGTTAACAAACGAACGATTGAAAATTACTAAGCAAGGTGTATTGACGGAGACGAGAAGTGATATTGAGTTGTTTAAAATTAAAGATATTACTGTTAAACAAAAAATGAAAGATAAAATGATGGATTTGGGCGATATTGAAATTGTATCTGCTGATGAGAGTGATCCAGTGCTGTTACTTAAGCAGATTAAGAGTCCACATGATGTAAGAGAGGCTATTCGTAAAGCTAGTAAAGTAAGTAAAGAATTAGTTGGAGTAAGTTACAGGCATGATTTGTAAGTGAGGTGATCTTATGATACCTAATGAGAAACTATTTAAAGTGTTTGATGAGCAGACTAAGTTTCTAAGAGCAATTGGTGAGCAGGTAAAATTAGTTGAAAGATTTAGAGAGTCTATAACTGCTAATATTCCAAAAATAGAATTACCTAAAATAGTATTTCCAAAGTTTGAATTTCCACTAATCGAAATTGATACTGGTAAAATAGAAAAATTGGCAAAAAACAATTCTAAATATGGGTGGACACTTACTGGGGAGATAGACACTAATATGTATTTAGATGAAGATTTATTGGAAAAGGATCAAGAATTTATTGATTCAGCTTTTAAGGCGTATTTTGAATATAATTCTAATAAAAATTTAATGCTTACAGTGGATACAATAATGAGTACAATAGATGATAAATGGAAAAATGTTCTGGAAGACTGTATTCATTTGTATGAAACAGAAAAGTTTAGAGTAATAATTCCTATGCTAATTACCATAGTTGAAGGCGAAATCTCTAAAATAGCAAATAGTGACAACATCGGAAAAAGGTTGTTGAATGAATGGAAAGAGCAGTCTGATGAAAATCATAAGGGTTTTATGGTTCTTGTTTCATACACACTGCAAGAATACTTAATTAGTAATATTTTTGTTCGTAAAGATTTCACAGATGAAAGAGGGACTGTAATAAATAGAAATTGGATATTGCATGGAAGAGATGACCCAAGTCTATGGACTAGGGTAGATGCATTAAAATTAATAAATATGATTTCAACCTTGCAGTTTATTAAAAATCATAAGTAAACACTACTTTAATTGTAGTGTTTTTTGTTAGTTTTTTTATAGAAAATGTCTTAAAAGTAGTTAAATTTAATATAAAGGAGGTAAGTCAATGCCTAGAGCTGAAAAGAGCAAACGAGATGATTTAACATTTCAACAACGTAAATTTGTGAATGCTTATCTAAAGAGTGGAGTTGGAAGAAAAGCAGCATTAGAGGCAGGATATAGTGAGAAAAGTGCTGATAGTATGGCGAGTCAAATATTAAAACTTCCTAAAGTAAAGAAAGCAATTCAAGCTAAGGAGAAAGAGTTTGAAATGGCTTCGCTTGTAACAGTTGAAAATGTATTAGCTGGAATTTTGGATATTGCTAATCACAAAGAAGCGACTCGGACAGAAAAGTTAAACGCATATAAGTTACTTGGTCAACATTTAGCTATGTTTACCGATAAGCAGATTATACAAAATGAGCATTCTAATCCATTTGAGCAAATGTCAGATGATGAGATATTGAAGGCTTATGAAGAACAGAAGAAATTTAAAAATAACGCTTAAATATTACATAAAACAATTATTAAATGTAATAATTTTATCTAGTTGTCGATTGTTGATTTAATAGGCTTTTTACTTTACATAAAATAGTTGCATTTAATATTACACAAAAGGTTTACATTAATTATCGTTTGTATTATATTTAAATTAACAATAATACAGGGAGCGATAATCAATGAAAAATCAAGTAATAGCTTATGCAAGGGTATCGACTCAAGATCAACATTTAGATAGACAATTAGACGCATTACAAAAACATGGATATGATATTCTTATCAAAGAGAAATATACAGGGACTAAACGTGAACGAGAAGGATTAAATGAATTAATGGATCGTGTCCAAAAAGGCGATACGGTGATAGTTGAATCCATCTCTCGAATTGGTCGTAAAACGTTAGATATACTTAGCATAGTCGATGAATTACAACAAAAAGGTGTTATATTTAACAGTTTGAAAGAAAAGATGGACACCTCTACACCTACTGGGCAGGCTATGTTTAAAATGATGTGCGTTATCGCTGAATTAGAACGGGACATGATTGCTGAACGTGTTAAAGAAGGCTTACAAAGTGCTAAAAATAGAGGAAAGAAGCTAGGTAGACCAAAATTAGATAATGATAAAGTCAACGTTGCTTTAAGAATGTATGACAGTAGTGAATACAGTATAAAAGAGATAGTTGAACAAGTCGGCATATCTCAAGGTAAACTATACAAAGAAATTAATAAACGTAAATTAGAACAGTAAGACAGCCACCATATAAAGTGAGCTGTCTTTTTTTATGCTTAAAACAGGGGGTGAATAATATAAGCACAGTTGATATTGAGCAGATTAAACAAGAGTTAGCTATTGAGCGTGAGCTGAAACTACGTCAATCACGTAAGTTATTTTGGGAGTTTTGTATGACGTTAGAGCAAGACTTTTATCAAGATGACCGATTATATCTCAAGGAGATTTGCGACACGCTTCAAGCCTTATATGAGGGTACATTAATAAATAAAAAAACTGGTAAACCTTACCGAAAGTTAATGATGAATATTCCACCTCGTCACGGTAAATCACGTACATTAGTTAACTTTACTAAGTGGTTACTTGGAATTAATAATCAAAATAAGATTATTACAGCTTCCTATAATGACGATATGGCTACAGATTTCTCACGTTATTGTCGTGATGGAATCAAGGAAACTAAAAATATTCCCACTGATATTATCTACTCTGATGTATTTCCACAAACTAAAATTAAAGATGGTAATGCTAGTGTCCAAACTTGGGCATTAGAGGGGTCATTCTTCTCATACAAAGGTGTTGGTATTGGTGGTGGTGTTACAGGTAAGGGTGCAAATATCCTTATATGTGATGATTTAGTAAAGGACATAGAGGTTGCCACTAATGATGATGCATTAGATAAGATATGGAAGTGGTATACAGGTACATTTATTTCTCGTGCTGAATCCAACTCTATAGAAATCATGAATATGACTCGTTGGGCTAATGGTGATCCGTGTGGTCGCATACTAGACTCTGAAGATGCTGACGAATGGTACATCTTAAAAATGGAAGCCTACAACGAAAAAACAGATACTATGCTTTGTGATGACGTTCTGTCTAAGGAGCGTTATTTGTATTTAAAACGTCAGTCAGATCCGTTGTCTTTTGCAAGCAACTACCATCAAGAGCCAATTGATGTGAAAGGCTCTCTATATAAGGACTTACTCACCTATGATGATATCCCACAAGATGACAAGGGTAACTCTAAGTTTGAGCAGATTATATCCTACACTGACACAGCCGATCAAGGTAATGACTACTGGTGTACGATTGTGGCAGGTTTATACAATGGTGAAGCTTACCTTCTCGATGTTTACTATACTCAAGAAGGTATGGAAGTGACTGAACCTGCTACAGCTAAAATGTTATATGACAATGAAGTAAACTTAGCTAAATTTGAATCTAACAATGGTGGTAAGGGTGCTGCAAGAAATGTCGAGCGCTTATTATGGGATAACCACAATACACGTAAAACTGTCATTGAATGGTTTCACCAATCTAAAAATAAGAAAGCACGTATTGTATCAAACTCACACTTTGTCATGAAGCATATTTATTTTCCTCATAATTGGAATATAAGGTGGAAAGAGTTTTATAAAGCTATTACAACTTATCAAAAAGATAAGCGTAACAAACACGATGATGCAGTTGACTGTTTAACTGGAATTGCTGAATCCATAAATAATCACATTGTAATTAAACTATTTAAAACATCTTTATAAAAAAGGAGGGAAGTAATGTTATTTACTGCACCATCTATATTTACTATGGAAAAGAAAGAAGAATTAACATCTGAAAAATTGAAAGAATACATAGATTTACACTCAGCAAGAATACCACGATACAACTACTTAATGGACATGTATAAGGGTAATCATGATATTGTAAAGCAAGCTAAAAAACAGATGAATAAACCAGATAACCGTTTAGTAGTTAACTTTGCAAAGTACATTGTTGATACATTAAACGGTTATTTTATTGGTAATCCAGTTAAAACCGTTCATCCAGATAAGTCTGTTGCAGATAAAATGAAACTAATTGCCAAGCGTAATAGTCAAAATGACAACAATGCAGAGTTATCGAAAATGACATCTATTTATGGTCATGCATATGAGTTTCTTTATCAAGATGAAGATGCTAATACTCGTGTCACATACCTCGATCCACTATCGGCATTTGTTATTTATGATGACACTATCTCACAAGATCCATTATATGGTGTACGTGTGATGTCAGATAAAGATGGTAATAAATTCGGCAATATTTACTCTAATTTTGATGAAACTGATTTTTTTACTAACGACAAGTCTGAAATTGTAATATCACCTGAACAACGTGAACATTATTATGGTGATGTACCACTTATAGAATACATAGAAAATGAAGAACGGCAATCAGCGTTTGAGAATGTTATCTCATTAATTAACGCTTATAACAAAGCTATATCTGAAAAAGCGAACGATGTGGATTATTTTGCCGATGCTTACTTGTCCGTGCTGGGGATTGATCTAGATGAAGAAACAATTAAAAACATTCGTGATAATCGTATCATCAATCTAAAAGATGGAGACTCCAAAAGTATCACTGTTCAATTTTTGGATAAGCCGAACGCAGACACAACACAAGAAAATTTAATCAATCGTTTAGAAGATCAAATCTATCAAAAATCTATGGTGGCTAACATCTCGGATGAGTCATTTGGTGCTTCGAGTGGTATTGCATTAGAGTATAAGTTAAAGTCTATGGACGATGTAGCTAAATTAAAAACACGGAAATTTACAGCAGGTATAATGCAAAGATTTAAGATGATGTTTGCAATTCCTACTAATTTTGGAGTAGACAAAGAATCTTATCTTGATATTGATTATGTATTTACATACAATAAGCCGCACAATATTGTTGATGAAGCTAATGCAGTCAATATGTTAGCTGGGCGAGTATCTAAACGCACACAATTATCCATGCTATCAGTAGTTGATAATGTACAGGACGAATTAGACCAAATTCAAGCCGAATCAGCGAAAGAAGCTAATCAAGCTAATACATTCGCTAATGACATGAATACGCCATTTGGAGTAGCCGCCAATGTCCAAGAAGAATAAGGAATATTGGCAGAATAGACATAATCAATGGTTAGATAATCAAGATAAATCTGATAATCAAGCAACAGTTAAGTTAAACAAAAAGTATTCTCGTATGTCCAAAGAATACGAGAAAGAGATTGCATCCTATTTTGCCAAATACGGTAAAGATAATCTAATTGAATATCGCAATCTACTCGAATCACTATCCACTGATGAGCGCAACTTACTCTATCAATCTATGGGTGAGTTTGCAGTAAAGTATCCACAACATTCTCATTTAATGCCTGTTCGTGAAAGTATTTATAATCTAAATAGATTACAAGGCTTACATTACTCTACTAATCTAAAATTACTGGAACTAGGTGCAATTGAGCATGATTTACTTGAAAAACATCTACTTGATACATACGGTAAAAATTATAATAAATTAATGAAGGAACTTGGTTTAGGCAACTCTTTTGTGGCTGTAAATGACCAAGTCATGAGAGATACTATATTCACCAAATGGGTAAATGATGAAAATTTTAGTGACCGTATCTGGAAAAATAAATTAAAGATGTCTAGCTATATGCAAACAGAATTTCGTGATTCTGTCGCTCGTGGCGACAATTATTATAAGACAGCTAAAGTTATGTCCAAACGATTTGAAGTAGGTATGTATGATGCTAAACGATTAGTTTTTACAGAATCATCATTTGTATTAAATCAATCCCATACTAAAGCCTATATTGATGCTGGAGTAACAGAGTATACAATATCTGCTATTCGTGATAGTAAGACAAGTCAAATTTGTAGAAGTTTAGATGGTCAAACATTTAGATTTGAGGATATGGAGGTAGGAGTGAATTTCCCTCCGTTCCATTCTTGGTGTAGAACTACTTTTATTGGGAATTTAGATGGTTTGTTAGATTAGGAGGATTATATGCATTGTATGGATTGTGGTACTAAGTTAGAGTTGCTTATAGTAACTAACTTTGTCACCTCTTATCATTGTGATAAGTGTGAGATATTTTGGTATCAAAAAATTAAACAGCATACATTATGGGAAAAAAGTAAAAGAAATAAATTTTAAAGCCTACTAAGGCTTATTTTTTATGCCCAAAACATGCTTATGGCTTATAACTGTGCAAGGATAAACTCTCACAAGAGTATAAAAAAGGAGATCTCCATTATGCCCGAAGAAAACAATATTGTTGATGAAGAATTAAAAAATAAAGAAGATGAATTAGCAGAAAAAAAGCAAGACGAAGTTAAAACTTTTACCCAAGAAGAGTTGGAGAAAGTTGTACAATCTCGTTTAGCTAGAGCTGAAAAAGACAAAGCAAAGGCAATCGAAGAAGCTGAAAAGTTAGCTAAAATGAATGCTGATGAAAAGCAGAAGTATGAATTTGAAAAGCTTCAGCGTGAAAATGAAGAATTGAAAGCTGCACAAAATAAATATTCGCTTGGACGAGAAGCAGCTAAGATGTTAGCAGACTCTAATATTATTGCAGATGACGAGATTCTTTCATTAGTTGTGCGAGAAGATGCTGAAGCAACTAAAGTGGCTGTATCTGCTTTTAGTTCATTAGTGGCTCGTATCGTTGATGCCCAAATACTTGAAAAAATGAAGGGTAAATCACCTAAAAAGCAAACGGAAACGCCTGTTACTTTGACGAAAGAAGATTTTAACAAGCTTTCTTACATCGAAAGAGATGAGCTTTACAAAAAAGATTATGATACATACAAAAAATTAACCAATTAAAAGGAGTTTGATTTATTATGACACAAACAAAAGCTATAGATTTAATAAACCCTGAGGTAATGGCAGATGCTATCTCAGCAAAATTACCGCAAGCTATTCGCTTTGCACCATTTGCACGTATTGATACAAAATTAGTTGGTCAGCCAGGTGATACAATTACTCGTCCAAAATATGCTTACATTGGAGCTGCTGAAGATTTAGTTGAAGGGTTACCTATGGATACAACTAAATTAAGCATGTCTACTACTAAAGTTACTGTAAAAGAGACTGGTAAAGCCGTAGAAATTACAGAACGTGCAATTTTAACTAATGTAAGTGGTACTTTGGAAGAAGCGGAGAATCAAATTCTACTTGCTCTTAAAGACAAAGTTGAGATTGATTACTTAACAGCATTAGGTGAAACACAATTATCATTTAACGGCACAGCGACAAATGCAGAATCTATCCTTGACGCTGTAGATGTATTTGATGATGAAGATGAGCAAGATTATATCTTATTCGTTAATACGAAAGACTATACTAAGCTAGTAAAATCCTTGCTTAATACTAATGGTCAAACTGGTCAAACGGCATTGACTTCAGGGCAAGTTTCTGAACTTGTTGGTGTAAAAGACATTGTCCGTACAAAGCGTTTAGCTGAAGGTACATCTTATCTACAAAAGCAAGGTGCAGTTGAGATTGTATTAAAAAAATATCCTGAGATTAAAGCTGATGAGGATATTTTAAATCGTACAGTCGTAATTACAGGTAACGAATATTATACTGTAAATCTTTATAACGATGCTGGTGTTGTAAAAATCCAAGCCACAGGCTCTGGAGAGTAATCTCATGTTGTTGAGAAGACATCGAAAAAATAAAGAGGTGAAACAGCCTAAATCAACACCAACTCCACCAAAAAAGAAAGTAACTAAAAAAATAAAGCGTGGTGATTAACCATGATTGAACGTTTAAAATTACGAATACCAAATATTGATGATGGAATTGCAAATGAATTGATTACAACAGCTCAAGATCGTATTAAATTACGAATTGGGCTGTTTGATCAGTCTTTTCCTGTTCAATTAGAATCAATCTGTATTGAAATTGTGGCGGCTATGTACAACAAACACATAATGAAGCACGAAGGAACTGACAGTGAAAGTGTAGATGGATTCTCAATAAAATTTGTCAATGATTTAATCAAGCAATATGAGACTGAACTATTGGAGTATAAGCGGATGATTGAAAATGAAGAAGATTCATCTCGTAGCAAGGTTAGATTTTTATGAGATTTGAGCAAATTGACTTTTACGCTAATGTGAAAATTGATGAAGATGTATTAGGTAATCCAATCTATGACACTGTTGTTATTGGCTCACATGATGGTAGATTTAACAATTGGTCATCTGAAGAAATCGCTCTACTCGACAGAGAAGTTACACGCACTCAACGTAAACTAATGACTGATGCACCACTTGATATAATTAAACAAGCTGACTTTATTAGAGTTGGTGACGATCGATACTCCATTATTAATGATAAACGTGACTATGTTCGTTGGAGAATATTGCACGTTAGAGAGTATTTTACATAGTGCGAATTAGATACGAGTGGATGGGCATTGAGACATTAGTTGACCAATTACAAAAAAAGAGTGAGACTGACTTTAAAAAAGTTGAAGCCAAGAATCTATTAGAGATGCGTAACCGTGCCGTATCATCTCAGTCTCCATCAAGTGGTGGTACGCCTGTAGATAAAAATGAATTAAGACAGTCAGTTGGGGTTGATTTAAACAATGGGATTATGGGTTATACAAAGGATTATGCACCACACGTAGAGCATGGTCATCGTTTAAAAAATGGTGGCTATGTAAGTGGTCAATATTATTTACAGTCAAATGTAAATATCCAACAACCTATATTTAAACAAGATTTAATCTCAAAAATGAAGGAGGGATAATATGCTTAAAAAATTATCTATTTTAGATATGCATGTTGCACTCAAGAATAAAATTGAAGCGAATACCCATTTAAAGTGTATTGATAATGTTGGAGTTAATGAGCCATCCCCCTTCACTTTTTTAGAGATTGTGGGAATGACTGAAAAAAATACAAAGACTATGTATGTTGATGAGTATATTATCCATGTGCATGTAATAAGTGAGCCATCTAACAGTAGTATCGGACATTATGCAAATATAAGCTCAGTACAGGAAGCCTTAACCGAATACATACGTTTACCAGACGGATTTGAGCTATTTAAACAAGCATCTAGTGGTCTTATTAGCAACTACATAGAGAAAGAAACGAATGAACGCCATGCAGTTTTGGGGTTCATTTTTAATGTGTCATACGGATTTAAAATTAAAATTTAACAGGAGTGATATAAATGGCATTTGAAGATAATTTATATTGTGATTTTACACAAGGTGCAGCTCAAGCGGTAGCTGGTAAGGATATTGTGTTGGCTGTATTTGATAGCACAGGTAGTGATTTACTTGCTATTGCTGGTCAACAAGGGTTGACTATTAATCGTTCGGCAGACTCAATTGAAGTAACAAGTAAAGACACCAAGGGTGGTTGGAAGTCGAAAATTGCAGGGATGAAAGAATGGTCAATCGATAATGATGGGCTTTATGTAGCAGATCATGCATCGCACAAAGCATTGTCTAAAGCTTTTAATGATGGAGAGTTTGTATGCTTAAAAGTCATTAACCAAAAGACTCGGACAGGTATGTTTGGAGGTTTAGCTATCCTTAGTGACTACTCTTTGGAAGCACCATTTGATGACGCTATGACCTATTCAGCATCTTTTGAGGGTAATGGTGGATTAGTTGATTTAACAGATAAAGATGCTGATCGACTACCAGACTTAGATAACGGAGAAGATTAATTTAATATCAAAAAAAATACTTATATAAAAATCGGAGGAATGTAAATGTTTAAAGTAGAAAATGATGTGTTAGATTTGAGATTTAATAGACAAAAAATGAAAACGTTAGAAAGTATGTATAATATTTCACTTATGGCAGAGTTAACTAAAAATAGAGGAATGCTGTCTCTCCATCTAATGGAGGGATTATTTAGTGTTGGTCTATATAACACAAGCGAAGAAAAGACTGTAAAAGGTCAAAAAGCACTAGACATTTTTGAATCTTTAATTGAAGAAAATGGATATGTAAACCTCAATAATATTATCATCGGAAAATTAGAAGAAGACTTAGCTTTTTTGTTCCACAACGCTTAATTGAGTATGACTATTTTGGTGACGAAGGTGGCTCAAAGCCGTTAACCGATAACGAAAAAAAGATGATAGAAGAAGCAAAGTCCTATCAAGGTGTAAGGGACTTCGCTTTTTTTGTTGTTAATTTTAACTACTCAAAAGCTGAATATAACCAACTAACTGAACTGGAAAAAGCATTTATATATAAAGCCTATGAGGATAAGGTTGTTAATGAATCAACTTTTGCACGTAACGCTCATCTTAACGCAATAGTAAACTCAAAACGAAAGAAAAACAAAAAGTTTATCGATTTATTTAAGAAGAGTCGCAAGAAAGTTGATAAAGAGTTTAATCAAAATGCTGAATCAATTATTAAACAAACTGAGGAAAATGAAGGGAAATCATGGGTGGATAAAATTTACTCAATGTCTGGACAAAAACGCCCCACTAAGAAAGGAGGTAGATAATGTCATACACATTAACAGCTAAGCTAACCGCAGATGCTAGTGGATTTGCAAAAGGTTTTGCTAAAGCGCAACAATCACTATCTAATATACAAAGTCGTGTAGGTAATGTTGGTAAAACATTTGATAATATTGGTAAGTCATTAAATAGCGTTGGTGATAAATTAACGAGAAGTATAACTACTCCTGCTCTTGGTGCAACCACTGCATTAACGGGTATTACCTTAGTAAAAGGTTTTAATCGACTTACAGGTATTGACACAGCTCAAGCAAAGTTGATGGGATTAGGACATGATGCTAAAAATATAGAAATTATAATGAATTCAGCATTAGACTCCGTTAAAGGTACTTCTTATGGATTAGATTCTGCTGCTACTACTGCTGCAAGTGCTGTTGCTGCTGGAATTAAACCCGGTAAAGAATTAACTAGATATTTGTCATTGACCGGTGACGCTGCAGCGATGGCTGGAGACAGTATGGATGGGATGGGTTCAATTTTTAACAAGGTGCAGACAGCTCAAAAAGCCTATACAGGTGATTTAAATATGCTTGCTGAAAGAGGAATTCCAATCTATCAATGGCTTGCAGTCGAAGCCAATACATCAGCAGAAGCAATCAGAGATATGGCATCTAACGGTGAAGTATCTTCTAAAGATTTTTTGAAAGCTATTGAGAACAATATTGGTGGTGCTGCTAAAATCATGGGTGAAAACTCATTTACAGCTGGTATAGCTAATATTTGGGCATCAGTAGGGAGAATTGGAGCTAACTTTTTAGATGCTGGTGGAAAAGGTGGTGGCTTTTTTTCAACAATGAAACCACTCCTTACAGGCTTTAACAATTCATTAGGAGTAGTCGAAGATAAAGCCGCTCAACTTGGTGTCGCATTTGGTGAATCATTTAACAACTTCTTGGACAAGGCAAGTGAAATGAAAGCCAGATTTGATGGGTTATCTCCATCTATGCAAAGTACTATTTTACATGCAGTTGGTATTGGTACGGCTATATTGGTAGGTATCGGTCCCGCTTTGAAAATTATAGGCTCACTGATGAGTGGATTTGGAACCTTAGCAACCTTAGCATCATTTTTATTAAGCCCAATTGGATTAGTTGCTGGTGCAATCATTGGTTTAGGTGTTGTTTTTGGAATAGCTATGGTTAAAAGTGAAGAATTTAGAAGTAAAGTATTTGCTGTGTTTGATACTGTTAAAAATGCCATATCTACTGCGATAGCTTTCATTACACCAATACTTCAAAGTTTGTGGAGTAGTGGAATTGAAGGTGCTCAATCATTTGCATCAACCATAGGTGATAAGCTTATTTCGGGGTTTCAGTTAATATCCTCTGTTGTTAGTACTGTAGTGGATGTCATTGGTCAATTTGTATCAAGTATTATAAGTGGATTTCAAGGTGCAGGTGGTGAAGTTTCTACTTTATCTTCTCTATTCTTTGGATTCAATCCAATTTTAAAATTGGCGATGATGGTATTATCGGAGTTCGCTCCACAAATAGCTCAAGGATTTAGCCAAATAGCTTCAATGGCTATGCCGATTCTAAATTTATTAGGTCAAACATTAGGTCAATTAGCAGCAGCTATTATTCCAATGGTTCTTAATGTAGTTTCGCAATTAATACCGATTATTATAAACTTAGGGACTGCTTTTATGAGCATTGTTATGGCTGTGTTACCGATTCTTTTAAATTTATTTATGCAATTAGTACCTGTTGTTATGTCATTGGTTACAACTGTAATAGGACTGGTATCACAATTAATGCCTCTTGTATCAACAATAATTGATGCACTTGTACCCGTTCTACTGATGATGGTGGACGTGATATTAAATATTGTCCAAGCGGTAGCTCCAGCATTGATTGCTATTATTGGTGCGGTGATTGCTATTTTTGAAGCTATTATGCCAGTTGTAATGGCTGTATTAACAACAGTGATTAACGTTATGGCGAATATAATGGCTACAATCATGCCAATAATTGCTTTTGTAGCAGGTATAATCTCAAGTATTATTGCGATAATTTCTCCAATTATCACATTTATAGCAAACGTAATAGCATCAATTTTCAAAGTAATTAAACCAATTACCACATTTGTGTCAGGGGTTTTTACCTCAGTCTTTAATATTATTTCTGGTATTTTTCGTGGAATCATGCAATTTATTTCTTCTTCAATTCAAAATATCTCGAACACGATTTCAAAATTAAGTGGCAAGGTCTCAAGTGTCTTTAACAAGATACAATCTATCGTCTCTAATATTATGTCTGGAGTCTCAAATATCATTAAAAATGTTTTTAACGCCATAACCAGCTCATGGGATGGCTTAAAATCTTTTGTATCTGGTATCTTTGATGGACTAGGAGACAATGTTAGTAAGTTAGTTAGTCAAGTTAAAGGGTTTGTCAATGTTGTCATCCGTAGCATTAACTCTGCTATAGGATTAATCAATAAAATTCCTGGAGTCAATATAAGTCCAATCCCACAATTGCAACGTGGTACAGATGATTGGGGTGGTGGTTTCGCTCGAATGAATGAGGGTGGTCGTGGAGAACTAGTTAAGTTACCAAACGGAACACAGGTAATCCCTCATGATGTTTCTATGAAATATGCTCGTGAAGCTGGTAAAGCTAATTCTAATCATGCAAGAATTATACATACAAATAATTCACACTCTAATGAAAATGATTCTATTTCTGCTGAGATACCAATTTATATAGATGGTAGAGAAATAGCTCGTGCCACCGTAGATGATATAACAAGATTTCAAAAAAGAACCCAAGGGAGAGGAAAAAGATATAATGGTGTATTTGTATGATGATATTTAATGGGATAGAAAAAGATTATTTAAATGTCTCTGTCAATTTTACTCTGCCAACAATTACTGAAATTGAACATGAAATACATCAAAATAATAGGTTTGGTGGCAGAGTAAAAAAATCAATGCTTAAAGAGTTGTATATTGATGTTCCTGTAATAATTAAAGATGACGGTACTGGTATTGATAACTTAAAGGTTGATTTAATAGGCTGGTTAAAGAAATCTGAAAGCAAAAGATTGGAGTTTAATCATTTTCCTGATATTTACTATATGGCAAGATTAGCTAGAATTGATTTACAAGATGAGTTCAATATTATGAGAGGGACTTTGACATTTCTATGCGAAGTCCCATTTAAATTAGGGAAATCAAAAGATATTGAGGTTTCATCAACATATTCAAATTACATAGTTATTGGTCAAGTCGAAACACCTTGGAAAAGTCGAACGGTTTTTAGTTCTGCAGCTATTAGTTTCACGCTTGAAAATGATAAAGGCGGTCTAATACTTTTAAACTATAACTTTATTCAAGGTGATATTTTAGAAATAGATTATCTTAAACGCAAGATAATAGTAAGTGGAACAGTCAGACCAGAAATATTATCTATGCAGTCATATTGGTTTGACCTTAAACCAGGTGTTAATCGCTTAAGAGCCAGTAGAGCTACGACTATTACTTATGACGAAAGGTTTTATTAAAGTCTATTAGAAAGGAGGATTCACTTGGCAGAAATTTATATTTTAAACAAAGATGATAAACTATTAGCCACCATAACAGAAGAAACTGGACTTACTAGCACAAAGGTTCGTGATGAATTGAACCAGATTGCAAGTGAGCCATTTGTATTTACAGTTGATGCAAATACTGAAGAAGCTGTTCATGTTGTGGAAGATAATCAAGTGGTCTTTCGTGATAAAGATGGTGATTTGAGACTTTATGTTATCAAGGAAATTGATGATATAAACAATATTAATGGTGTAGAAACAACAGCAATTTGTTTGCCAGCTTTCGTGGTTGAATTAAGTAATCATACTGTTGTTGACCGAAGATTTAATAATCAACAAGCACAAACAGCTCTTAATGCATCTTTACAAGGGACTAGGTGGTCAGGGATAGTAGAAGGTTCATTTGGTACTGCTTCAACGAATTTTTATTACATCTCATCACTTAATGCATTATGGAATGTCCGTAATACATGGGGTGGAGATATTAAAGATGTAGTCTTATTTGATGCTCAAAATATTATCACAACTCGTCAAGTTAAGCTCATGCAACGGTTAGGAGTAGACCGTGGTAAACGTTTTGAAATTGACCATGATATCGAAGAGATTCAACGTGTAGTTTTATCTTATCCATATACAGCACTTTATGGTCGTGGTGCTTCGTTGCCAACTGAGGATGAAGAAGGTAAAGAAATAGGTGGATACACTCGATATATTGGTTTTGGTGATGTGGAATGGAAAGTATCAAATGGCGATCCAGTTGATAAACCTCTTGGTCAATTGTGGGTTGGTAATCCTGGTGCATTAGAGAAGTATGGATACTTACAAGATGGAGAGAGAATTCATTTAGATACGACTTGGGAAAATGGTGATATTGAAAATCCAGAAGAATTACTGATGGCTACATGGCAAGAGCTACAATCCCTTTCTGAACCAGAAATAAATTATAAATTATCCGTACAGTTATTAGAACATATCGCAGGTTACGAACACGAAAAAGTAAGTCTAGGTGATACGGTTAGAGCGTTTGACCGTGAATTTGCTCGACCTATTGAGGTGCAAGCTAGAGTCATAGCGATTGAATATGACTTATTGGACATTGAAGGAACCGCAATCGTTGAGATTGGTCAGTTCTTATCAGTGGAACAACCAGATGATAGGATCGGAAGATTAGAAGAAGAAATTCAAAAGATAGGTAATCGTCCACAAAAGGTTGGTGAGGGAAGTTTCCCAGACATTAAACCTGGTACACCATCACAAGTAGTAGCTAAATCAGGGATGAAAGTCATTCAACTTTATTGGGCTTTTGATAGTGCTATTTATATCAAGCATTATGAAGTGTATGGATCCCAAGTAGAAAACTTTATTCCACAACCCGAACATCTATTGTGGCGTGGGATGGTGTCTGCTTATTCACACGCCGTAAATACGGATGAACGTTGGTATTATCGTATTCGAGCCGTTAATCATCAAGGTACGACAAGTGAGTTTAGTCAACAAGTATCGGCTACTACAGCTCGTATTTTGACAGAGGATATTTTATTTGGTCCAGAGCTTGCTGAGAAAATGAGAGAGTTGCACGAAGAAGCTGACATCATAGGGAAAGACGGAATCAACTTTGAGAATATACGTCAAGAAGTATTAGACCAGATACAAGCTGATGCTAAAGTATATACCGACCAAGAGATACAACATACTGAAAATGCGTTAATGCAGGAGTTGGCAGACAGGGCAAGGCTTGAATATGTGGACGGTAAATTTGGAAATGTTGAGGAAAGTATTGATCTGATATCAACATCAATTGAAGAATTTGAGGGGCGTTTTGAAGCTAAAGCTGACCGAACGGTAGTAGAAGCTATTGACGGTAAAGTTACAAATGTTAGCAATCAAGTGACTAATTTAGTCTTAGGATTTGATGAATTTAGTGTAACGGTTAGTGATTTAAGAAGTGAATTTGATAGCATTGAACGTTATCATGCGGTTGCTGTTAGGTATAACAATTCTGGGTTTGCCAATTACAGAAAGCATTCGGGTTTATACAAGACAAACGGTGAAACCTTATGGGGAAATAGCCAATCACAGGATAGGTCTTATACCCTTAGTATTTATAATCGTGATTCAAAGAGATGGGAAAGTCATACAAGGTATGATATTTATAGTGATCAAATTAATGCGAGATATCTAGCAGAAGCGTTGAATGAGCTAACACAAGACAAAATTTTTGTTTTAGTTGGGGCTCATGCACCTGCTAGAAATAGACACCTTGAAGGTTTACCCGATGCTATATATAAAAACGGTGGATCAAAAGAGTTATTTATTGATGCAGATTGGACAGGGAGCCATCCAACTTATGTTTTAATTGCTTATGGTGGAATCGGTGAAGGTAATGGTAATGAGTATTTTTCACCTGCTGATGTTGGTTGGTTAGATGTTCAGTTCACTATTGATAACGGTAATTTAAGTTTTGGTAATAGAACTAACAATTACAGTTCAAGGATTTATTCAGCAGAAACAGCCATAGTACAAAATGCAACTTCTATTAATCTTCGAGCGCAAGAAATAGAAGTTGTAGGAAACCGAATGACGAAAGCAGAAGGTGAGCTATCGGTTCAGTCCGATAGAATTAATGCCAGAGTCGAGAGAGATGGAATAGTCAGCGCCCTAAATATAACCCCAGAGCAAGTGAAGATTGACACAAGGCTTTTAAGCATCGGTAATTTTAGTAATTTAATTCAAAATGCTGATTTTAGTCAAGGTTTGAGTGGTCACTTTGTAGATCGTGGCACTTGGAGAACTTTAACAAGTACAACATCAAGAGTAGAAGGGGCACAATTTTTAGAACATCAAGCCGTTTCTAATCAACCAGAGGGAAGAATGGGACTAGGTGGGAATCATTTAATAGAAGTCACAGAAGGGGAGCAATATTACTTTTCCATTTGGTATAGGGCAGTTGGAGCGGGTCCCTTTAATCAAGTTAGATTAGAGTTACGTTACCTGGATGCTAATAGAAATTTTGTTAATTTTGGCGGTGGCACAGTAAATACAGGTGTAACAGCTTGGAGGTTGACAGAAAGTAAAACAACAATACCACCTAGAGCCAGATATATGTGTCTATTTCTACGAGTTATGGATAATGGTAATAACCCAAGATATTACTTTCAAGATCCTGTTTTAAGAAGAATGTCTGATACTAATGTATTTGTTGATGGGGCCATCACAGCTAACCACATGAGCGCCAACAGCATTACAGCAGGCAATGGAGCCATAGCCAATGCAGCTATTACAAGCTTAAATCTCCAACAAGGTATTATACAAAATGTCCACATTGAACAAAGTACCATTACAGGAGCTAAGATTGCAGATGCTACGATTGATGATGCTAAGATTGCCAATCTATCTGCTGTAAAAATCACAACAGGAACCTTGATTGGTATTGATGTACAAGGTGCTAGATTCTATTCTGCTAACCATACGGATTTCATGGAGATCATAGGCGGTAACGCTAGGTTTCAACGCTCAAATGGTCAAAGGGTCGAGATTAATCCTGATGGCTTATATGGGTACAATGCAAATGGAAGCTTGCGATTTCAAGCCGATTCTTCCCTCATTACTTCAGCAGCATTAGGAACATCAAACTTAAATATTTATTTAGCTGCAGGTGATAGTGATACCAGGGGAGAAGTACGAGCCGTTCGAAGAGACACAATTCCAGGTGGTGGAAGTGCTTCTGATTATTCTTATATAAACGTAAGAGCCAGGGGGTTTAAATCTCCACCTAATTCAAGCGCCTATATTGGTACAGACAATGAAGTCAGAATTACTTCGGAGGGACTTGCTGGCGGTGTGTATCGTAATCTTAGAGCTTCTGGTATCTTGGCAGATAGCTTACAAGTAAACACAAGCGCTATTTTATATTTAAGGACGGATCAACGTGTTCGAATCATGGGAACTGGAAGCTCTAGCAACTATACAGACTTGCAAGTTAATGAAATCTTAGCTCACAGTATTCGCAGTAACTCAGAAACAAGTGGTAGTAATTTTTATGTTGGAACTGGTGGTACAGGATCCTCAGAATTACGAGTAACAACAAACGGTTTATGGGGTGGAAGTCATGAATCCACTACCTACACAAGCGTAAGAGCTAGTGGGTATTATGGTAATACCTTTGACCAGCATAGTGGTGTTGGAGGCTCTCATATCTATATCAGACCAACAGGCACCACTGGCGAAGTCAGGATTACTCGAACAGGAACTACGGGTACTTATCAAGCCATTAGAGCAAGCGCTTTTCAACCTCCATCTTCCACCAGAGAAACAAAACGTGATATTGAATTGTATCAAACAAATACACTTGATGTTTTTAGAAATTCTGATGTTTACACATATAACTATAAATGGGAGGAAAGCGAAGCAAAAGCAAGGCTTGGATTAATGCTTGATGAAGTACCAGGCATCATACATGCTCAGACAGGAGATACGCTAGATTTTTACTCTATGGCATCACATATATGGAAAGGTGTCAAAGATTTAACTGAGGTTTTAGATAACCATGAGGATCGGTTTGATATTTTTGATTTAAGGATGCAATTAACAGACCAGCGGGTTAAAAAATTAGAAGAAGAAGTTAAACAATTAAGGGAGATGATCGAGTGATTAGATTACAAAAACAGGATTTAAAAAAGGCAGCAGATTTTTTATTAAAGGTTACGTTGGAAGGGAAGAAATCGGTTCATCGTATGAGAGTGGTTAAGGTATTACAAGAGCAACATAAGGTTTTTGGTGATGAGGAACTAGAGTTATTAAAATCATTTGCTGAACTAGATGATAACGGTGATTTGGTACAAGCTGAAGGAGGTGGTTTTAAATTAGTAGGGGATAAGAAAGAATTTAAAAAACAGCAGCAAGAGTTGATGGATGAAGATTATATTTTAGAAGGTAAAAACTTTGAAACGGCACTCAAAACCGTTGAAGAGGTCATGATGGATTATAACAAAGAGCTTTCCGAATCTGATGCGGAAGCTCATTTTTTATGGGTTGAAGCATTTGAAATAGCAAAAGAAAATCAAGAAGAAAAGGGAGATGACGAATAATGACAGAACAAGTACAAGCTTTAGACTTTCGTGTGTCGGGTGTAGATTTTACGCATAGCAATGGAGAAGTAAGTGGGGTAAGAATTCGATTTAATGCAACTGATCCATTAGGTGAAATTAATGCAAGTGGTCGAGTGGCAGCAACCATGCAGGAATATCTAGCCAATCCAGGACTAAATGCTTTAGCTGGTCTAGCGAAAGAAAAGTTTATTGAGAGATTATTAGGAGAAGAACAGGGAGCCGAATAAAGGCTCTCTGTTCTAGGGTTAATTTCTAAGGGTTCTTAATATATTGTCTAGTTTTGAAAGATTCCAAGTGACTAAGTAAAAATACTAATTTTCCTCTTTTTATTGTTAAGAAATAATCACGAATAAACAAAAATGTAGATGTTACTGTAAAAATTACAAGCATTACAAGTAGTAGATATATTCCAGTTGTATACTCATTTAAAATTCCTAGAATTAAGTTATTATATTCATTTTCTGATGTTATAGGGAGACTAGTTATTGAATTATAAATAGTGAATATAGTTGTAATTACTACTGTAACTAAGGCTACCGTTAGAGTTAGCAAACCCATTGATTTTGAAAAACTAGACTGTTGTGTCTCAATAGCTTGTTTGCATTGGGCAATTAAATTTTCCTGCTCATAAAATGGTGAACTTTGAAAAGATTCATCAACTTCTTCAGGTCTTAACAATATGTCATTATAAATGCTTAGCAGACTTTTGTTATTTATATTACTATATCGTTGGAATAATGATTTTTTATTTTCCATTTTCAGCTCCATTAAAAGGGTAAAATTTAGTTTACTCATTGATATTATCGGAGTATTTGTTAATGTTTTAAGATTTAATTTTAAATGAATATATAATATTTTCTTAGAAAGGAGACTTATATTTGTCAGACATAGATAAAAAATTGCATGACTTAGAAAATCAAGTCCATGCTGTTCGATTAGAAGTTGATAGACTTAAGCAAGAACTTGATGCTAAAGATGAAGTTATCAATAAACACACGATTAAAACACACAATCGTATCAACGCTATTGAAGAGCGTATAAAAGCTTTTGAATTATTGTTAGAGCAACTCAAGAGAGAATCTAGTGATACGAATAATAAAGTAGATTCTGTTCAGAAAATCGTTGAAGAAGATAAAGATAATCATCAGAAGATTATTAATATGCAGAAAGATAATCAGATACAAATAGTTGAGATTATGAAAGAAAATCAAACTTACCTGAAAGAACAAAACAAAGATTTGATGAAAAAAATATTATGGATTGTAGGTATCGGTGTGTTATTAGTCGGTGCTTTTTTTGGCTTAGATTTAAATTTATAAGGAGTGAAGAAATATGGATAAAGGCACAATTTCACGTACCATATTATTAGGAATAACGTGGATAAACATGTTATTAGTCAATTACAATTTGTAACCAATTCCAGTGTTAGATGAGGAGTCAGTCGCTTATGGGTTGGCTTTTATTGTATCAGTATGGACATGGTTTAAAAATAATTATGTGACTGCTAAGGGTAGACAGCAGAAAGAAGTACTAGTTGAACAAGGTTTAACGAAAGGGGATAAATGATGTCTAGAAAACCAAATATAGTAGATGGTAAATTATCTTTTGGTAATCTTACACCTATTAATAAGAATCGTATTTCAAAGTTAGTTCAACATCATATGGCTCATAAAAGTTGGACAGTCCAGCAAGTACATAATTTTCATCGTGATAGTAACAAATGGGTAGGTATTGGCTATAATTGGTGGATCGCTTTTGATGGAACCATATATAAAGGTAGAGGCTGGAATGTAGGTGCTCACTGCGCTGGTAACAACAGCACTACACTAGGTATTGGCTATCAAGGTGATTTTACTTCTCAATCAATGACGGATGCTCAGGTTGAGTCTGGAGCGGCATTAAATGCATGGTTAATGAGTCAATGTCCTAATATTAAATCAGCAAATGATATAATCGGTCATAAAGATATAGTTGCAACTGCTTGTCCTGGTAAACATTTTAGAATGACTGATTTAAAAGATATGATAAATAATCAATCAAAAAAATCCTCTACACCTAAACAACCTAACAAAACCCCTCAACCTTCCAACACAAATACATACATTAGAACTTTCCAAACATGGATTAACTCAAACTATAAAAGTAAATTAGCAACAGATAACATTTACGGAAATTTAACTAAACGTGAAGCCATCAGGGCTTATCAAAAAGAGTTAAATAAACAATTTAAAGCTGGATTAGTTGAGGATGGTATCTGGGGTAATAATACTCTGAATGCTACACGTGTTGTTAGACATGGAGCTAGAGGAAATATAACGTATATTCTTCAAGGCATGTTGTATTGTCATAAGCTTGATCCTAATGGATTCGATGGAATATTTGGTAATGGGTGTGAGAATGCAGTTAAAAAGTTTCAGAGACAAAATAAATTAGTCGTTGATGGATTGGTTGGCAGAGATACTTGGAGTAGATTGTTTAGATAGAAAAAATGCCCCTTTTTAGGGGCTAGATTTATATTCGTAAAGATTTATTAGTAAATAGAATTGATAACTTAAAAATGATGGAGAAAAATCAGGTATAACTGTCTTCAGATTATTCTAACTTATCGTCCATTCAACTTATTATAATCATTTACATCCTTCACGAATTGACGTAACGCCTCTGCCATTCGTGAGAAATTAGGTTTATTCAACTCGATTACGGTAACTTCAACACCACTCTTAGTCATGTAGACCTTTTTGTTATTATAATTATCTTCGTTCAACATAAATAATTACTCTCCTAAAATAATATATTTTGAAAATATGAGGCTAGATTATAATATAAAAATATAGCAGTGTAAAGTTATGCACACCTATTTAAAATGTCACTTGTTAGAAGAAGTCAATTTAACAATAACTTTTTTTCGTAATTCAAATACTTATACAATCTTATTAGCTCCCAATTCTCCCGTTGCAATTACATGTTTAACCCCTTTATTTACCCACTCAATACCTAATTCATCATTCAAAGCTTTCTGATGGAAATCCTCTATTAAATCTCTTCCCATGACGCATATTAATCTAATCGGTGTACCATCTTTCAACTTTAAATTACAGTTAGCATGATTTAATTCACACTCAACTTGAAAGAACCTAACTCCATTTGGCAACTCGTAAAGTAAATATATATATTGCGTATAACAATTCATGATGGCTTCAGTGCATATCTCAATAAATTCTCTTTCACCTAAATCACCAATATTCAT